ACCTGGGAAAGCGGGGGATTCGTTCCGCGAATGTCGTAATCTTCATCTGCATTGACCCATTCTCCATCAATCGTCCAGACCCGCGCCAGGATTGCGACACCTTCTTTATCGCCATACATGGCATCATTCCACTAATAGCCAAACGTCCACATTGTCGCCGGCGTAGGCGCTCGTGATGGAGACGTTCACTTTGTCATAAACGGGTATCTCCTCCCACGAGTCCGCTATCGGCGTTCCATCCGTTTCGCATATTTGCACTCCGGGATAGAACCATCCATCTGTGCCTAGCGCGGCCAGGGATAGGATGGTTTGAGCGGGGGGATGTCCGCCGCCGCCTTTGGTTGCGATAACCAGGTTCAGATCGTCGCCGGCATAGTCGAGGGTATATTTTACATACACCCCAGCAACGTTACCGATGATTTCGCCAACTGAATCCTGATTAGCTACAGCGGCATTATCCGCACCGACTGCCAAGCCTGAATTGAGGGGGCCGACAAGTTGCGTCATGACTAACCGTTGCCTGGGGTGATTTTTTTCTTCTTGGAGTCGTCTGGGATCGATCGATCCGGTTTTTCAGAGGGGAAAGGGCCAGCCGGAATCTTCTCTTCATCAACCTTGGCGGCGGTTGGTATCTTCTCAGTTTCATCCTTTTGAAATGCGCGGACTTCCAGGTACGGATGTGCGCGGGCCTGCTCTTCAAAGCCGGCCGGCACAAGGCGCCATTCCCCGCGCGTGTATTCATGTCCTGAAAAAGCCATGATTGAGCCAGCCTTGTAATCCGGTTTGGCTCGTGCTTCCAATCTTTTCATATTCATGGGACTCTCCAATCAATCAAAAAGGGACGGGAGGGTTTTCGCCCGTCCCTTTTATAGTTACTTACCGACAGGGATTATGAGTTACCCATATACGCGGTTCGCCAATCTCCATAGAAGTGATTGTAACGCGCATAAAACTTGAAGTAGAACCTTCCGCCGTCCGGGGCTTCAGGATCGAACCAGGCCGATTGCAGGTTCGGGGCTTCCCGCATGGCGATGATGATGGGCTTGATATTCTCTCCCGACGCAACCAAAACCCAGGCTGTCGAATCCAACTGCGGAGCGACAATATACTTCATATTGCCGGCGTAGGGATTCGCTTTGGTCGTGTCATCAGATCCGCCTTTGACAGCCGTAATCTGATGAGCCACCAGAGCCAGGTCGGGAGGCACTACCAGCAAGTCATAATTGAACTGCGTGAAAGTGCCCTGATCGTCGCGCGTCTTTTGAGCCTTCACATAAATGGCAGGAAGGTTCGCAAGGGATAGAGCGGAGGCGTCCAGGTTATCTTGAACCGTGGTGTAAGCCGCGCCCTTATCGACGTGCGAATTCGAGAACATGGCCAGGCCGTCATAGCCGGCGCCAAAGTTCGTTACTGCATCGCCGTCATTGAGAGCTTGAAAGGCCTGTTGTGCAATGTGGCGGTCAAAGTTTTCTCCCGCGCTCCGGACCTTCCGATCCAATTCGCCGGTTTGATCGTCCTTGACTGCATTGTGAGAAATAAAGACCGTAATATCCCAATCGAGCGGGGTTACAGTCAATTTCTTTTCGATGAAGTCCTGAACTTGCATTCGGCCGCGGTTGCGGAGCGGCATGGGTGCGCCGCCCAGGTCAACCACATCGATACTTTTCGCGTCCATGGTTAGAACGGACGCAATCGGCGCATAGGCCGGCACGGCCGGCTGTGCAGTCGTGAGAAACCCGGTGCGGGCCGCAACTACAAGGTGCTGGGGTACATTTCCTGAAATCATTTTCTCAACTCCTTATGCGCCAGCCGGGATAACCGGTGTGCTTAGGGCCACGTAATTGTAGCCATCTTCAACTTTGACAAGTCGGCCAATCAGCGGATTATCGGCGGCGGTTGTGGATAATGTCCCTGAATCGGACATATATACCAGCTTGCCGATGTCGGCCGTGTCGAATACGGCCGACTTGAATCCGACGATGGTCGGCTCCACGTATACTTCGAGCTCGGTCTCTTCGGCGGCGCCCGCCGCCAGTACAAGACCGTGCGCGGCTATCCCCAGGACGACATCAGCAGGATCGACAACCACGGCAGTGACAAAAGGCGTGGCATACACCGCATCCACGCTCTGATCGATCAGAATCGGTTGGCCTTTGTAGATCGCCTGTGCAACAGACGTATCCACCCCCCATTTTTCCGATTTTGTTTCTCCGAGAAAACGGAGAGGGGCATCAGCAGTTAAATCAGCCATAGTTATCCGTCCTTCTTTGTGATGAATTCAGCCAGGTTGTAATCACTGGCATTTCCCAATTCGGGGTTTTCGGTGAAGAATTCCTTGATGGGCTTGCCGGCATCGACCCATTGTCGCGCATAGGTCTGAATGATCTTCGGAAGTTCCGGCCGGCGAATCATGCCGTCGCTATCCAGGCCATGAATGGCGAAGTCGACCGCGCCTTCGTAAGCCTTAGCCAGAATGCGCTCTACCGCCTGGGACTGCTTGGCAGGCAGTGACAAGAGCAGATTGACGGCATCCCTAGCAGGCACACCCAGGCCGATCGGACGCTCCCTTGTGCCTGTTGCAAGTTTGGAAGCAAACTCGATCGCCCTGGCTTTGCGCTTTTCGACCTCGATGAATTCATCGGCGCGTTTCTGAGCAATCTTGCCCAACTCTTCCACGGCTTCCGGGGTATTGAGCAATTCGCTCAAAGTCAGGGGCACTCCCTCGGTTTCGACAGATTGTGAGAGTTGTGTTTCCTTCGGTTTCCCTCTCACAGCCTCGGCCACCTGACCGGGAAGCGCGGTCAGGATTTCCAGTAATGTTTTTTCCATATCAAACTCCTTTATGGATAGAGATAATTCGACCGGGCGCAGTAACATTTCGCCCTTGTCGTTTCGAGTCGCCGGCCAATTGGTCAGCGAACCACCTAAAATAGTTTTATTCATCATGTCGATACTTGGCGAAAAGAACCGCCGGGTATTGGCCTTGATGAGATCGATTCCGTCTTGCGTCCACTTGACGGCGAAGCGAATAACGTTCCGAACCGTATCCATTTCCAATCCCACGATCCAGCCGGCGCCGCCCTCGTGGTTGTGCTTATCCATATCAATGGGTAAGCCCACAATTTCCCCTTTTTCGGTCTTGGTACTCTCGATGACAGCCTGGGTATTTTTCATAATTAGTTGAAGGTCCGCGCTGGGGATAAACACTTCTTTTCCAATCATGGAAACGAAGGCGTGATCGTCTGAGGCGGCCATGCCGTCAATCATGGTTATCTCTGGTTCTGCGGCCAGTTCAACGGTTAGAAAGAAATCCGCAACCATTGAAACATATTCCTGTTTGACCTTCTGCCAGTTTTCCTTGGCGGCAAAGATGATTTTTTCATCCTCTATGGTGAAATCAATTTTATAGAGGTCGGGGCCGAATTCACAAACGATATAGCCGTCGAAAATTTCCCTGATATAAGGGGATGGGCCCATGTCGTTTTCCTGGGCTTGAGGTGCATTCATGGGATGGGTTTTATAAAAAGTATCCCTGATTGTTTCAAGCCATTTATCCAGCGACAGCCCTCCCATTTCCACCAGACTTTCGGGCGTGATTGCATAATCATTGTTAGCATACAGGGCTTTCACGTAGGCCTTAGCCTCCGCTTCGTCGGTATAGCATTTCATCTTGTCGCCGGCGGTGCCGTCAGCGTTTTTCTTATGGACACAATGTTTGCCATCTTCCGAAACAACTAACCAAGGCATAGATACTCCTGAAATAAAAAAACCGGCACTCCCGCAAGGGGAATGCCGGCCAGTAAAGGACGACGAATTATTCGATTGAGCGCAATGCTACCACAAAAACAAGGGAAACACAAACCTATTCAGGAGCGTACTTCGATAAGGAAAGCCGGTCAATGCGCTCGGTACGAACTATTTCAATTTGCCAAATCCCGGCCTTGACTTCCGGTTTCTCGATGGTAATCTCATAGGTGCCAGGCGGCAGTCGATCAATCCGTTGCATTAGTTCATGGACGCGCGGCGAAACGTCGCCGGCATTTTCGAGAGGAATCGGTTCAAGTTGTATTAGAGTCATCTTCTCACCTATATAGGATATGACAAAGACAATTTGAATAACAGGTACGGGATCCGATTTGTGGCATCCTGACAATCGGCATCCAACCTGCGGCCGCAATCTCAAGGCACCCCGGCCTCTCCCCCTCGTGGCAGTGATCCTCGGTGGGGCCCAAAATATTCCTGGCCTCGCTCATCAAGCCGGCTTTTATTTTCTTTTCCAAATTGACATTCTGCCATAGTCCGTTTCCGAAGCGGCCGTACAAGCCGGCGCGGTTCATGGCGCTCCCGTTCAAAGCCTGCTCCCCGCTGTCTATCTGTTGCGCGAAATTATCCAGCCAGTCGAATTGAGAGAGTACGAATAAATAAAACAGGTTGCGCTGAATATCGTCCTCGAACACAAATCCCCCGATGGCCAAAATCCAGATTGTCTCATAGAGCGCCGCCATCAAATCCCGCATTTCCCTGTAAAAAGAATCCAGTAAAATAATGCCAGCGATCAACTGCTGGGTTGATTTCTTCATGCGGCCTGAATATTCATCTGAAACCCTTTTGACACTCGCCCGCAATTCGGCCTCCCTGACGAGCCGGCCGTTGGGGTTCAAGTATCTCTCCCGTTCCACATCATAGCTATAGCGGCCCCCATTACTCCCATCGAGCGGCCTGGCATTCAATAAGCCAGGCCGCTGGGAGTAATCATCCCAAACTCGCTCAATCAGGGCAAAGCGGGAGGCATCAGGGGACTGTAGGAAAATCGCCGTGGAAGCGCGGCCGGTATCAATGGTCAGGGGCATGGGGGGATTATAACACCCTGGGAGGGTGGTTTTCCCCCCTTGACAAGTTACGTAACATCGAGTATATTTATGGCATCAAATAGGTCAGGCTGGAGCCAAGCAGCGATATCGATTAGAGAAACTGTATCTAGGGTTCGATTCTCCTAGTGACCTTCTGCGGGAGGTAGGCAAGTGTCTAAAGAGGCCCATAACCTCTAAAAGTCGGGTGCGATCCCCGGTCCCGCTACTAAGAACGAAAACAAAATATACAAGGAGATTGACATGAAACCAGCAAATCTTACAAAGCGCATCCGTTTTACCAAAGCAGGCGAAACCATCATAGTTCCGATGGGTAGGGTCTACCCGCACGCTGTCAAGATTGATGAAGTTCACACTGATGAAGACGGTCAGATTATCGGCGATGGTTATTCCGTTGAGCTTCCAGGTTGTAGCACTTGGCAGGTTGGCGAAAAAATGTCGGTCTGTCTAGGATGGGACAATACTAAGTCAATCAAACAAAGGAGCGCGCAATGATAATTCTCCACGTCGTCTTCACGATTGTACTCGGCACAATCGTCATCGTGTTTTTGTCTTTTATTTTTGGATAGCATACAAGTTGAATTCCAAAGAAAGGAGCCCACTATGATTGTCAATCAATCCGGGTCTCATAGACCTACAGTCAAAATACCCTCTACTGTAGCCAGAATATCCAACAGTGTAAAAGCTGGAACAAAGAACGTTCATCCTTCAAAAGGAATTCGAAATCCAGTTCACGTTCAGCAACCCATACCAAAAAGTACTACGCCGCGTTAATCAAGGAGAGTCAAAAGGAGTAATATGTCAAGTAATGCAAGGCTCGACCGCCGCCGCGAAGAACTCAGAAAACTGGCAATCAAAGCCGGCTGGAAGTCCTGGTACATTTTCGAGACCGCCGTGGCGAATCACCGCGTCGAGATTCCCCCACCGACCGTAACAAGAATAGTAAAATCACCCAAAGGAGTTAGACATGCCCGATAAAAATAAAATTCTCTTATCCAAACCCAAGGACAAATCTCTCCAGGCTTATAAAGCCTGGATCAATGAACTCTCCTCACGCTTTGGCCCGGAAGGCCTAAACACCGAAGAGCCAACCGATAAGGTTTGGGAGGAATAATGGAAGGCATTCTGGGAGGAAGAGGAAGAAGAAAAAGCCGAATCATAAAACCCCATTCCATAAAAAAGCGAGGCCTGCGCCTCGCTTTTTTGTTTTCCTAATCAAGCCATATCTTGACCGTTTCGGTCTCATCTTGCCAGCGATATAGCCGGATGTCGGGGATTTCCCTGCCAGGGAGTGAGAAAACCCGCCCTCCTGTAATTGCTCCATCATCCCCCCCATTTCCCTGATGCCTCTTGCGTCCCCGCCGGCATGTACGGCCTGGGAGGATCCAGACGGATGATTGCCAGGTCCTAAATGTAATTCAGAGACCCTTGCCGCAATCATCTCAATCGAGACATTGGATAAAACACCGACCCTCGCGCGAATGGCTTGAGCCTGCTCAAGAAGGTTTTGGTTTTTCATTGCCGGCCTGTGCCTTTGCTTGCACGCCATCGGGTTTAGCTTCCGGCCCTTTTATTGCGCCGGCGTCCAGGTCCCTTATATCAGACATGATATCTGTACCCTGTGGGTTGGTCTCTGGTAGGAACCCGGAGCGTTTACGAATAGCCTTATAGTCGTTATCTCCAAGCGGAACCTTGCCATCGATTGCAGTGACAAACGATCCAAGCTCCCCTAGAGCAATATTATTTTCGATATGACTATAGCGGATATTTGGGCGCCTGGTCAATTTTGGAAATGAATCTTTATTCCATAGGTAGAGCCTTTTTCCAATCTGCTCATCGTATTGACTTGCAAAACCATCCATCATGCTATTGAATGCGAAAACGCCGCTATTCGTACTG